ACAGATTCTGACTTTGATAAATTAAACTTTTCTGATACAGCAGGACTAACGAACACAGCTAAGAAATAACCAACTACTAATGTTCTTATAAGCATGAAACCCATGTGTTTCATGTTTTTTTTATGGACGATAGAGTCCGTAAGGGAACCTGCTACTGAGGCCATAATACCCTCTCCATCATTTATCAAGATACCGAGTACCTTTGCTCCAAAAAATAGCATCCAGAGCCAAGCAAAAGAACCTAAGCTTGTTTAATTTTAACTCAGGTAAACTTATATGAGTTGATTTTACGTAATGGTTTATATCCCTACTTCCAACTGGAAATACGACAAAAGCCTTTACCACTCGATTCAGTCTGGACCTCAACGAACAGGAGATAACTTAGATCGAACAGATACGTACTTAACTTTTTCTAGTGGCTACGTGATGCCTAATGGCGTTCAACAAACCTATGAGTCAGTAAGTAGCGAGGGTGCTGACTTTGGAGTTATTCGAGTAGGTCCGCCAAACATCAGCGGTTACTTTAATACCGAGTGGAAGGCAGTACCACCGGCAATAAGTGGTTACTGGACAAATTACGACAACGTAAACCCTCATGCTTCAGGTCTACTAGACAGCTATGTAGGCTTTAGAGCACAAGGTTTGTATAAGACAGCAAACTCAACGGTTCAAACCGCGATCGGTCCTCAACCAGGTTTACGGAACTTTGGATCATTCACGTGGTATGGAGAACAAGTACCAGATAATCAAATTTATAGTCCGTTCCAAACTCCTAGATCTAATGACAACTCAAGTGAAGGAGGAGGAATTACCGGCGGAGGTATAACGCAACCTAGGTTACGTGCTCCAGCATTAACTAACCCAACTAATGACACTACGGGGTCAAGAGCAGCTTGGGTGTACCACTATCCGATCTATTGTCAGAGTTTGGTTGAGACGCGATATAGCTCAGCACCAGGTCAGATGGGCTCCCCAACACGTAACAGCTACCGAGGTAAGTCCTCGCGTTACGTACCAAACTACGGCTCCGTATATGGAAAACTTGGAGAAGGAGTTAGGAACATGGTACGCACCTTTAGTCCTGGTGTTAATAGCTCTAATCAAAAAGGCATTTAACTTCATTAAACCACTATAAATGCGACACAATTTTCGTTCAAACAGTATCTACTGGTTTATATTTATAAAGTAGTTTTTTTCGAGGGAATCCATTGTTCATCGACAATGATTTCCCGAAGATTCTCGGTGCAGAGCTTTACCGTCCGCACCCTGCTTACATCGTAGAAATGGCCGCTGAACCAGTGGTCGTACACGATTTTAGTAAGCAGCCAGGCCAGACGGTACAGCTTGATCGTTACCGGTTCTTCGGAAACCCTGGCTCTAAAGAGTCACGCGAGCGTACCGCTGAGCAGACCATTGGTACTGCTAACAGCCGGAACATTGTCAAAGACAAGGTTCTGGTAACCCTTAAAGAGTATACCGGCCCTGCGGATCCTTCAGATCCTACACAGCCTTCTACCTTTAAGATTGCGCGTGAAACTCTCATCACAGCGCAGCGCCTTCTGCTTGATACAGGCAACCTTACAACTTTCCACCAGAGCATCGGTTCGCTGACTCTGCTGGATGATTATCGTCGTTGGCGCGACCGCGTCTTTGTAAACGAACTTCTTAAGTCTGTTTCTAAAGGCCAGTCTTCCGATAGCCAGGGTGGTTACTACTTCCCCGGTGATCTTGCAACCGGAGCCCTAACTTACACCAACGCCGAGCAAGCTAAGTTCGACGTTAAGGATGACCTCCTTCGTGTGGTTAAGTCTCTGCGTAAGCGGAACACTCCTACATTCCAAGATGGTTTCTATCGCTGTATTTGCGATCCCACCTTTTTGATGCACCTCCGTCAGAATTCTGACTTCCGCGAGGTTGCACGTTACCCCGGTAACGGCCAAATCAACCCACTTATGTCTGGGATGCAGCCTAACGCTGCTCTCTACATGGGTCAGGGTTTTGGGCAAGCCACCTTCTTGGCTGGCGAGCCGATCATGCCTACCGGCTTTGTGTTTGAAGGAGTTCGCTTCTTCGAGTCCACAAACATGCCAACTCAGACTCAAGCTGCCACGATTGCAGCGACAGCGCAAGACTACAACGCAGCTGTTGGTATCTTCTTCGGTCCTCAAGCCATTGGCGTGGGTATCGGTGGATCCAATGCTCAAGTCCTCTTGAACAATAACGACGATTTTAGTCGCTATATCATGATGATTTGGTCGTTGTATGCAGGTTTCGAGCTGCTTAATGCAGATTTCGTAACCGTTGGTTACTCATTCGACGCTTGAGGAGGTAACTAACAATGATTAACGCTAACCAGCTTCACGTTTCCAAGATTTATCCTGGAAACTACGTAAACGTTCTGCGGTATTGGCACGAAGTCAAGACCATGCAGTTCGAGAACGCAAATGGCGTTCAACAGAGCTACACGAACCAACCTGTCGGCGGTCCTGTCGGCGTTGTGTTCCGTCCCGGTTGGATTGCTCAACAGGCAGTCGGTTATGTCGACCTGAGTTATCAGGCTCTCGGCACTAACAATCAGCTGAGCTACTACACACAGCCTTACGGCTCTGGGTCTAACGACGCTAATCAGCCGTTCCTCAACGCGAACGTCATCATCCCTTCTCCTGACTTCCATAAGGATGTTCGGGCTGACATCACTGATGGCCTTAAGGCACCTGCAGGTGCTTACGCGTATCGTGCATCACTTCGTGTTGACGGCGGCGACGTTGTCAGTTCTGGTGTTGCCGGTGGTTCTGCCACCCCAACCCTGACTCTCATCCCTGCGGTGGGCGAAGGTCTTTCTGCTGACGGCACCGTCGTCAGTGGTCAGTTCGGCGTTTCGATTGTCGGCTCTAGCAGCCGCATCGCTAACGGCAGCGTGGCCTCCACCAACATCGTCGATTCCAGCACACTTGCTGCTTTGGGATCCGAGACTCAGTGGAAGTTGTTTACCACGACCAACCTGGGCGGCTCTGCTGCTTCTGGTTTGGCTCAAGGCTCAGGTATCTACGATCCCCGTGCCGGTGCTAACAAGCTGTCTGGTGATGACAAGGCTCTCGCTATCTGCGAAGTTTGTTGGATCCTTCCTGACGAACCCCCCGAGCGTCAAGACGTTGCTCTGCAACCTGACGGTTTGGTTGAGTCACAGGTTTACACCTCCACCTCACCTTCCTGATACACTAATTAGGAACACGGACGACCCCTCCCGCCAGAGGGGTCTTTTTTTGTGCTTTAGTAAACATATAAAACTAATTTTTTTCAAAATATGTAGAGTTGACTTACTCCATTGCGCTCATGAAGCACTTATGGCTAATAAAGAAATCTCAGATTTAAAGTTAGACAGAAAAGAATGCGAAAAATGCGGCGCTACGTGGTTAAATGGACAGCATTTTTGGGCTACAGGGGCAAAAGGTAATGAATATGACCTAGCTGGGCTTGTTTGCAACCGAGCAAACTCAGAAAAGTGCATAAACCCTATGAAAGGTAGTGAAGAAGGTGATACTTGGGATAAAAGAGCGGCATTTATCGATGGAATTGACGAAGCAATTAAAAAAATGCTGATGTGACTAGTGCTTTTGCAGTATTTTGATATACACTGACGATAAATGGTGATCTGTAGATGACTACGAAGGTTTTTAAGCCCAGCGGCGTAAAAGTAGATATCCTTTCGACTCACGACGACGGTGAATACTTCATGTGTCGTTCAAACACGACAGGAAAAGTTTTTTTTGCGCATAAAGATCAAGTTGACGACTTTATGGAGGCAAATACACCGACTCCAAAGTCAAACGCATTGAAAACAAGGCGCGGGAGACGTGCTGTAAAGGGAGAAGAGGTAAAAGAAGAAACAAACACCGTGGTTAAGCCTCTTCCTCCTGCAGACAACAGAATTAATTTAAACACTTTGACTGCAGAAGGTCTGACTCAGTGTTTACCGGGCGTTGGTCTGAAAACAGCTAAAGAAATTATCGAGTTAAAGCAAAGTTTGCCTGGAGAAAAGTTTAGTAAGCTCGATCAGTTGGAATCAATTAAGCGAGTTGAATGGGCGGAAGTTTTTGCTACTGGAGTTGTTTATGTTGAGTGACCTACAATAAGTACCTAAGGTGGCGGGTACTTAAAAAATGGCGCAGCTCTCAATTAACGAGCTAGAACAAATCCAGAGTTTTCTGGCTCAGCAGGGCGTCACATTTAACGCTACGTCAACTGATGCAACTAAGCGTGAAGTAATTTACGCAGCAGTTAACCAGTTATCCAGAAACCCAGCACAGACCTTTGGTTATGCGCTAGACGACTTTAACTTTAGTCGTACTGCGTATCACCTAGGTTTTAATATTGCGACTGTACCTGCTGGAGATTACGCAAGACTATTAGAAGCTTGTAATAGCATTCCGAGTGAATTTTATTACGACAAAATTGTTCAGCAGCTTGAAAGGTGCGAAGAAGCTGAACGTTTGACTGAGCTGGCTACAGGTCGAGCAACTAGTAGACAAGAAACAATTCTTGGTGACGTTTCTCGTTCTATCAGCATTCAAGACAAAAACGAAGTAACAAAAGTTTGGAGAGCTAACTACCTGTACGAGTGTGATCGTCTAGCTGAAATGCTTTACGTCCCTAACTACAAGAACCCCGTGGCAGCTCGGTATAGGTTTGAAAGAAGTGGAGGAGAGTTTATTCAGGCAATTCCTGGTCCTCCTGATGTGTCACGAGCTGACCGCCTGTATTTTTATGCAAACTGGCGCTAAACTTAAAGCACGAATAGTTTTTGGTTTGTAGCAAATGGGTTTTTTTAATGTTATAGGAAAAGCTGGGATAGAACTCGGTCAAGCTGGAATTAGAACTGTTGATGATTTGATCCGTAACGTTGTGCTTCCCGCTGCACAGATGACGGGTGATGACCTGATTGTGGAGAAGGTGATTAAAGAAGGGCACAACATGGGTATGAGGAATCTGCCCATTCTTCCTCGACCTGGTTTAATTGGTGAGTCGCCTCAAGCTGTAAACCAAGCAATTGATGCTGTACGACGTACTCAAGCACCAGCGCCTCGTTTCGGTGGAAATGTTGAAGCAAGAAGTCCTTTTATTCCTCAAACATCTCCCGTTGCTCCGATAGGGCCACGCACTCGCGGCGGTGACATTGTTCCTGTAAATCCTCAAGCTGCCCCTGCTCCTCGTCGAGAAATTCCTAGTGAATCTTTCATGCGTCCAACGGCTGAGAATGTTCCCGTCGTACCTTCAAGTAACACAAGGCAGTTAAGTCTTGATCTGAGATTTCCTGCGGGTGCGCGTAGCTCTAGAGAAGTCATCACTTCAAAAGGAGCTATTAAACCAGAAGGCTCTAACGTTGGAGGCCAGTTTTACAACCCAGAAGCTGCTTCAGTAAGAGATCTTAGGGATGCAGGAACTTACGAGGGCTTTAGGAACTCTCCTATGAGTGCGGATCCGTTCCTTGACGGACAGACAAATCTTTTTGCCCCTAAGTCTGAAGTAGAGCAAGCTATCGAAAGGTTCAATATCGCTCGCATGGGCGGTATGCCTGCACCCGTTGGAAGACAAGCACCTGTTCCTGAGTTTGGACGCGGTGGTTTAGTGCGAAGTGGGATGGACGACCTTCCTGTTGAAAGAGTCCGTGTTTCTGTGGACCCGTCCGCACCTAGAGCTTCAGCTGCAGTAGATCCTGTTGTTTCAATGAACAGCGCGACTGGGGCGAGGCAAGTTGATTTGAGCAAGATGCTTTCAGATCCTAGAATTCTTGCGGCTCTAGGAGCTACAGGTTTAGGTGCCGTTGGTGTTGGAATGATGAACCAAGGGGGCGGAGAAGAAGCAGTAACTCCTCAAGCACCAGTTTCTCAGGATCCTGACCTTCGTATCGCTGAAAGACTCACCGGAGATCTCAACGCCAACCCTCTCTTCCGTGAGCCTGATGGATCTGCACTCGGCGGCAGTTTTTCTGAGCAAAGTGAGTTAGGTCGTTTGCTAAGAGAAATTCAGAGCAGCTCAGGAGCTAACCCTGAAAGCCGCGCTCCAACAGTAACCGGCGGTAACGATCAAAGGCGGAGCGTAGTGCGCGAAGCACTTCAACAAGCTGATCCTGTTGCTGCTGCAGTTATGCGAGCTACAGAGCCTATGAGTCCTGAAAAGTACGGCAGTGCTGCTGAGTACTACGCAGCTCGTCAAAACTATGCTTCTCAACCCTCTATCCGTGCGCAACTTGCGAGTCAAATGGAAGGCGATATGGCCACGTGGGCTGAAACTTATCCTGCTCTTGCCTACGAACTTCAACGTCGGTCGATGAGCAATCCACAGGCAAATCAACAGTCTGCGGAATCAGTCACTACTTCGTATCAGACTGGAACTCAGATGGGACCTCAAGTAGAGAACAACGCTGCAGGTAATGCATTCTTCGCAGGCGAAGCAGCTGTTACAGGAGAGCAAGGAGCACAAGACTTGAAGAGTGCTACTGACCCTATCCCCGCTAAGAGTCTTAATTTGATTCAGTCTTACCTAGACTCCGCCTACCGTTATTGAGCTAAACTTAAATACAACTAGGTTTATTTCATGGACTCATCCCCAGAAAATAATAACCAAGGAGGTAAATTCCTTAACGCGTTAATCCAGGGAGTTCGCATGGCTGCGGACTTCAAGCGCGGTTACGATAACCCAGATTTTTATCGCGGTAATCGTACACGTTTAGCATCTGATAGGTTCCAAGATATGATTTTGGAGTCACAGCGTCGTAATGACGAAAGAGCTGATGCAGCTAGAGCTGCACGTATGGAAGCGGATGAAAAATCTAGAAATTCTCGTTTACTAACAAATTTGTATAACAGAGGAGATATTTCTAAGGAACAGTACCTTCAAGGTATTACATCAGGTGTGATGCCTAGCTTCGATGCACCTGAGTCTGTACTTAATCCTGAAACCTTTGACTACAGTAAGTATGGTTTGGAGGGTTTTGGTATGGAGGATATTAAAGGGGTTTTACAGGATTATCCTGGTACAACCTTTGATCAGCTACAAGAACTTGGTGAAAACGCACGTAACCGTGGATTAAATATCGGAAGTAAAGCTAGTGACGTAATAGGATTTTAAACTTCTAACCGACCCCTAAACACACCCTGAACATACAATGGCTTCAACTAGTACCAACAAGCAACCCCTTATGGTTGATCGTCCTTTCTTTAGGGGCGCTCGAATCAACAACGGTACTACTGTTGTTGCTAATCCCAGTAACCCTGACTTTGGGGATCTTATTCAACTAGTCCGTGTGGGAGACATCCCCTCAGAAGACGGTGGCCTAGTTGAAGATATTTTTCTTGTTTCATCTGAAGGTTATCCCGACGATGGCGGAGTAAGGACAGCTGCATTTGGTGTTTATGTCTATGCTCCAAACCAAGCAGCACCTTCTACCTCCACGTCTCTTCTCGTAGGTAAGTTTCAGGTCGGTTTGTCTGGAGGAACTGAAGGCGTTATTCAACGAGTTGAACTACCAGCAACCGTTGCACCAACTCCTCAGGTTGGCGACACAACCCTTGTTTATCCGATTGAACGAGGTAAGTCTGAAGCTATGTACCTGGAAAAAGGTTACATTCTCTGCATCGGTTACTTGGGTAACGGACCCGCTGCTGTTTCTGGTGGATTGAGTCCTTCCGGCGTCACAATCATGGCGCAGGGCGGTTTCTATTAAGTAATGGCCAGGAGGAAAGGGTCAGATAACTTTGGTTTTAAAAGCCCAAACGAAAAAAGTCCTCAATCTGACTTTAGTTTCGGCGGAGTTAGAGGCGCTAGTACTACAAATCAATTAAATAAAATAATACCTATCAAGGAGAAGTTTAGACCTAACTTCAACTTGAAAGACTTTAGTGTTCTGTATGACTACCAGTACGCATCCATGTGGACACGATGGAGGCGTGGCTATGAGTTGTATATGTACGCCAACCAGGCGTATGTAGGTTTAAATTATTCGTTTCGCTATTTTATTTCTGGTGAAGCTGGTGTAGGGGCCGCTCTACCAGGGATTTGTTATATGTACCCAAGCATGAGTCAGGACATGGCTATGCGGATGGTAGTTATTAGACCAAGAGACTCATTTAACTTTCTCGACTTTGGGTTTTCGATTAAATCAATTATCCCTACTTCCACAGAGAATGTTTATGCCATAGAACTTTCTAGTAACTTCGGTGCTCCAATTTCTTTCTTTACAGGAGAAGTTTTATCTGATCGATTTAATCCTGACGGCACAGAGAAAGCTACTTACAACAGTTACGTTGTAATCGGTGTGGGTAACGGACCGAATGCACTGGTCCCTAATTTTGCTCCTATATTCAACACAATTTTTATATCCCTTGACACAGATAATAGTTGGAAAGTAGTAGATAACAGTACTCTTAAAGCTCCTGCTGATCTACCTACACCAGGAGATTACTTTTCTACTGAGATGCGTTTTGGCTGCAACTGCCCTGACTATTTAGGTCGTGAAGAGTTTAATCTTTATAAATACAATACAAAAAGACAGTACCCCTATACAAGAGTTCAAGACTTAAAACCAGGTGTTTACGACGTGGGAGCAGACTTTACTAAAGAAGGTCAATCACGTGAAGTAGATACTCGTGATTACACCGGCTACACAAGAGATTTTGGTTTTATCTACATTCAAAAATTACTTGAGATAGCTGAGTATAGAGACAATGAAAAAGTATATTCAGACCCTAATCTTATTTACTGGCGACCTAGGTGGTGTAAGCATATTTATGCAAGTTTTTGGGATTTACAAAACAAATTTGGCAAAGACGTTATTGAACCAACGTGGCTAAATCAACCTTCAGACGAACCTATGGATGGTGCTTATTTAAATCAGTTCTACACAAATATGGAAAAACAGACAAGTTTCAAGTGCCGGGAGAAAAGGCTTTCCTGGTGGGAAAAATTCTCTCCTTCTAGAAACACGACACCAGTACACATGTTGTATCCCGACATGAATCCCACTGTCACAAAAGTTTTAAACTTTGACACACTTAACTCAGGTGTTACAAACCCGCTAAACCCTAGTGGGTTTGAGATGTTTGACATTGATCAGTACAACCCTTTTCTCCCTCCTGACCCAGAGACAACACCAAGGATCGATGGAGGTCAATACTTCAATGGTGTTTTGGTTAGTGGCGCTAGTCTCATCTACGATGGCGGTTCTTACGTGAATGGCGGTTTGACTCCATATCCGTCCTTCCCCTCAATAACAAACGGAGGTACTTACTAATATGGCTTCTACTCCTGTAATCCTGCTTCTCAAGCGAACAGGTAACTCTTCAGATAGACCAAACACAGTAACAGTTCAAGCTGGAGAACCAGCCCTTAGCTTCGGTGGGGCTGACCCAGGACTTTATTTCAAAGACTCTGCTGGTGCAATTAGAAAGATTGGAGGTAGCCATTATGCGACTACAGCCCCTAACTCAGCTCCAGCAGGTTCTGCAGGTAATTCTGTAGGTGAGTTGTGGACACTCAGCACAGGCAGTTTTTATCTACAAGTCTGGACCGGATCTGCTTGGCAAAAAGTAGGAGCTGGTTTTGCGGACATAGCTGGGCTAGCGAACACCGCGACTACAGCTACTACAGCTACTACAGCTACTACAGCTAATGTAGCTTTGGAGTGTACTGGCAAGGTAGCCACTACTTTTACAGGAACCCTACCCTCTGTAGGAGTAGCTGGAAGTTTAGCTTTTGATACCGGGACGGGTACGCTATACGCCTCTGACGGAACGACCTGGGTAGCTGTTTAGCAGTCTCTCAAAGTTGATTTAAGCATCCACGAACCTTTAAACAGATGGCCGCAGATGTTTGCGGCTTCATTTTCAATGTCAGGTGCCCCCACATTTCTCGCAGTTTCAACTAAGTCTTTAGCTAAGAAACCCCCATTTTCAAGATTTTTTGTATACACAATCAGGCTTTCCCTAGCCTCATAAGTTTTTACAAGAGGAAACTTTTTGTAAGCATCCATAAGTCCGCACTGACACATAGGCATGCGGTAATCCATGCTTCGTACCTGTTCTGAAACAGTGTCAAAGTCTTCAATGTGCTGGTTGTACTGTTTTTTTAAGAACTTGTGTACCGCCAAAAAGTAGGGAGCCTCTAGGTTTAGGTGCAGCAAGTGCGCCTGAGTATTGAGTTGATAGAGGTAAGAACCGAAAGAGACCATCTGATAAACCAAATTATCAGCACTGGCCTCCTTCGTGGTAATGACTTCTTCTAGCATTACTTCTTGCTTCGGAACCTCAGAAGCGTTCTGAAAAATTTCAGTGATACTAGAAGAGTTCATTAGATCTAAATTACGGAACAAACCTGAGTTTCTTCTACTTTAGCCTCTTCTGGTTGTGCGTTTAGGTAAGATTCCAACGCATCTTGATTTACTCGATACAAAGACTTAGCTCCATTGGGTTGCAAATTTACAAAGATCTCCTTAGGCCATCCACCGCTCTGATTAGCTTCTGTAAGGGCAATCCGCTTACGCACAAAACCAGCGGAGCAGTTCAAGAGCTTTGCGGTTTCAGCAATAGTCAGGAATTGTGTAGGTTCCATTAAAGGTGAGGTTGACAGTGTAGTTAACGATAGAAGGTTAGCAGAGATCTGTATAAAGCAACTACATGATCACCGTTTTCACAGTCTTTTTACTTTTTTCTACAGTAAAATGTTGAGACGTAGACGAAGAACCCGTGGCTATACGCATCGCAGGAGAAAAGTTCTCTGGGTACAACAAGCCACGTAGAGACTCAGACGGAGGTAAGAAGTTTGCAGTAGCCGCAAAAGAAGGAGACACAGTGCGTCTAGTCAGGTTTGGTGACCCAAACATGAAGATCAAAAAACACATACCAGCTAACAGAAAAAGTTTTAGAGCACGTCATAACTGTGAAAACCCTGGAAGCAAATTAAAAGCACGTTATTGGTCTTGTAAAGCTTGGTGAGCTTTGCTTTTGTCTTTTAATTTGAACTAGAGTGGTTTTAGTTGAACGAACCAGAGATGATGAGAGAAGATCCTGGCGAAAGCATTGTCATTAGTCTGACAATGGAAGATGACTTTACTCTCACTCGACTAAAGAACAAGGCTAGTGTTTTACGAGGAGACGCCAAAAACAAGTACCTCTGGAAGACAATTCTTAGGTTTGTCTGTCGCGAACGCGCTTATAAAACTGTTATCGATGACCTTGGTTTAAATGTAGATACTAATGTAGATATATTTGCTGAAGAAGATGACTGAACTTATCAGCCCTAACGCACGTAAGTGGCTTAACACG